ATGTAGCGCAAATAATATTTCTCTCTCAAGACGTGCTTGACGAACATATCCAGCTCATGCAGGTATACGTTGGCAAACAACTGGCTGGTCAAATTACCGATGGGAAGACCGACCGGCGTTGCTTCCACCGCTGCGTCGATAATGCCGTCGATAAGCGCCAGCGTATCCCGGCAAGCTATTTTTTCTCGAATGATGCTTTTGAGAACGGCGTGATCGATGCTGGGAAAATATTGCGCGACGTCTCCCTTCAGAACATGGACCGCCCCGCTGTTGCGCTTGACGACCCGCAAAAAATATTGCGCCCTGTCGGCGCCCCGGTGCGTGCCCTTGCCCGGGCGGCAGGCGTAGCTATCCGAGATGAAACAGCGCTCCCAAATCGGCTCTATCACGGATACGATGGCGTGCTGGACGACTCGGTCCCTGAATGGCAGCGCGGCCACGAGGCGCCGCTTAGGCTCGAACACATAAAAACAGCGATACGGGCCGGTGCGATACATTTTCCAAATCAGCTCGTTTTGCAACTGTATCAAATTCGGCTCCAGGTTCTGGCTGAATGCCAGGACATCCGGAGACATCCGCTTGCCCATTCGTGCGCGGAGATAGGCGTCATACAGATGATCGAACTGATAAATCTTCTCAAACAAATGTTTGTAGGTCTTTGCCATCGCGATTTGTCGGCGCCGGGGCCTTTCGTTGCCTACTCCGCCGCCGGCGCCTGTTTATATGTTTCGGTTCTCACCGAGGAGCGCAGCGCCCTTTAAAAATTGGCACTGACCTGTGTCCCTTGGGGCGCAGGCTTCCGGCCGTTTGCTTTTTAGAGCGGGGCGAAAGCCGATGTTCGTGTTCACGTTCGACCGCAAGTTGTTGAAGTTCAGCGCGAACAGCCCGGCATGGACGCCGTTGTTCCAGTTCCCGCCGCGGATCGGCAGCCGCTTTAATGCACGCGCCCCCTATTTCAAAGACTTCATCCACCCGCCGACCATGCGGCCGATTTCGTCTATCATACGGCTCCACACCTCGTATTTGCCAAACGGCAAAAACCCGAGATCCTTTGCCAAGCGTACCTGTGATCGTAGCAGATCCAGGTCCGCGTCCATCTCCTGCATGGTCGTTTTCTTGTAGTACCGCTTGTTGCAAACCACGATGCGCCGCAATAATCCGAGCATCGTGGTCTTGATCTCGGCCGCCAGCGAGAACTTCTCGCTCTTCGGAAACTGCTTGAGCGCGCCGTAGGCATATTTGATCATGTCTTCGCACTTGAGCCGGATTTTCAAATCTTCCATCGTTTTTGCCGCCAGCCCCGCTATCGCGGGGCTCATCAGATAACAGAACGCCGGATATCAGAGCACAAAAGCGGGGCGAAAGCCGATGTACGTGTACACGCCCGACCGCAAGTTGGCGAGGTTCAGCGCGAACAGCCCGGCACTGACGCCGCCGTAGTACCAGGACCCGCCGCGGATCGGCAGCCGCTCACCGCCGAGATCTATGTAGAGACGGCCTCGGGTCATGTCCACCTCGTGCGGATATAACGCGAGCGCTTTTGCCGGCGCCGAGATCGTAGTCCCCGTGGCGGCGGTAACGTCTTTGTACAAAGCGCTTCCGGTGGTGCCTGCGACCGCATCTTTGGTGATCTGCAGCGTCGAGGCGAGGGTGTATTTGAGCGAGTCGGCGGTTCCGGGGGCCACCAGCTCTCCGGTGGAATCCAGGATCGCCCGCCACTCGGCGCCGGCGGCACTCTGGTCCGCATCATCGGCCGCCGCATCGTTGTTTTCCAGGATCTGGATTTCTCCGTCAACGAGGCGCAACCCTCCCGTCCACTCCCAGACATTGCCGACCAAATCGCAGATCCCGGCGGCCTCGCCGTTGTGCCGCCAGCTCGCCGGCCCGCTGCCGGTCAGCGTCCTGGCAGTTCCGGAGGCCGTGCCCGGGGCCGCGCCGTCTTGTCGCCGGCCGACCTCATACGTCAGGCTGTAATCCCGGCCGTAGTCGGTGTTGCCGTGCACCGCATCGGGCCCCAGCGCGCCGTGGGACCACAGCGCCACGCCGGCCCATTCCGCATTGGTCATCAAGTGCCAGCCGGCGCCTTTGGCCCGGCAGCGGGCAAGGGCCGTGTCAAAATCGATGCCGGCCGCCGGATCGACTCCGGGCAGACTGCACGCCCTGCCGCCCAGCACCGTGGCCTGATACTGGCCGATGAAAATTTCAGATTTCTCGACACCGCGGACGATAAACATCGGATGCACCCCGGTCCCGGCGCCGGCGGTCACATCCTCGATGTTAAACTTGGGCACGACGCACATGTAGCTCGGGTATCCCATGTCGTCGTACAGCACGGTCACCCGGCCGCCGGTGGCGGCTTCGACGGACGTTCGCAAACTGTCGGGCGTAAAAATCAGCATAGCATTCTCCTCTCCGGCGGATCAGGCATCCGCTGCTGCGGGTTGATGCGGCCACGGCCACAAGCGCAAGCGCACCTCGTCGGGGTTCAGCGCCACGGCATGCCGGACGGCGTCGTCCCCCTCTCCGGACACCACATAGCGCCGCGGCGGTATGGCCAGCGACGCGGCCAGCACCCCGCCGAGGCGGATATCCACCACTTCCTGCGCGTCGGATTGCTTGGCGGCGCAGTCCACCGTCTGGCCGGCCACCGTCACCGTGGTCCCGGCCACCGAAAAATCGGCAACCGGTCCGTTGCTCATCATCTCGATTCTCATCGCCTTCCTCCTCGTTTATTTAGTAGGCCATGCGGTGCACGCTCCAGCGCACCGTCACGGCGTCGGCCGATCCGTCCGAATACACCCTGAAAGCATTGGTTGCGCGCTGCGCCGCGGGGGCCGCCAGGCGAGGCGGCTCTCCGCCGGCGTAGTCGAGCACCTCGAGCGCCAGCACATAGTCGTCGTCGCCGAGTTTGCGCGCCAACGTCACGTCCTCGTACGCCGCCCCGGCCTGCACGGCCGGCCAGGCCGGTTCGCGCCGGACTATGGCGGTCAGGGTGCAGTCCGCCAAATAGGGGTCGGTATCGTCGGTGTTGCCGGCCGGCACGGTGACGGCGTACAGCACCAGCGCATCGGCCGGGGCGGGTTCGTCCAGCAGCGTGCAGGCCAGATCCATGTTCCGGTTCAGATACACCTGGCACACGCCGGCCGCCGTTCCGGGATTGCCCGGCACCGAAGCCCCGTTGACCTGTCCGGCCACGCCCCACTCGCGGCCGAAGGAGAACGCGACCCCGGCCGCCAGGTTGAGGTTGCGGGTGGCCGTGGAGGATCTGGAGACCTCGCAGCCGCTCTTTACGCCTCGGTTGTACACCACCACCACCCCCTGCTGGTGGCGCGTAAAGCGCTGGCCCTCGATTTCGCGGTGGGCCAGCCCGGCGGCGTCCAGCGCCCAGGCCAGGGCGACCGCCAGGGCGTTCTGCGCCTCTTCGTCGATGCCTTCTGCCAGGGCCTGCAATTCATCCAGGGCGTCGTAGAGATACTTGGTCCGGTTAGCGAGCTGCTTGGCCTGCACGTTGCTGATTCCGTCGGCGCCGCCCACCACCGGGTCCGTGGTTTCGATCTGGTAAATGCCGCTTTCCCATGCGCTCGTTTCGGCCAGATTCGCCATTGTCGAGCCCTCCTTATTTAAAAGGTGATCGTCCAGGATCCCGTCAGGCTGATGTCGCTCTGCTTTTCGATGCCGCCGCGCGTCTTGCGGGCAAACAGCGTGCCGTCGCCGCAGATCAACCCGAATTCCCGGATCGTCATGCCATTGCCCTCTCCGACGCCCAGGCTCCAGTCAAAACGCACCTGGCCGGCGGCCGGGTAGCTCACCGCAGCCACCGCCTTGGTGTAGGCGCCGGTCAGGACCGTGTCGCCGGGGAACGGCCCGGCGCCGTCCGTGCCGAAACCGATGCGGTCAACGGTCTTGCCTGCTCCGCCCCCGCCGATCAGCGCCGCCATCACGCTCTTGCCCGCCGACAGCACCAGATTGCTTCCCGCCCATCGGTCCACCAGGCGCCCGCGGCGCCAAACCGCCACTTCGAGGCGCCCCTCGATCGTCATGCGCTCGTCGAAAAACATGTCTTTCTCCTTTGGATGCGGCCTCGCGAATTCATCACGCCGTCAGCGCCTCCACCCGCGTGGCGCTGTGGCGCAGCCACCCGTCATACACGTGCCGGCGGTCATAGCGCACCCGGCGCACCAGGCTCATGGCCAGCACGTCCAGACCCGCGGCGCCGGCGTCGCCGTAGCGGGCGGCCCCGTCGTGCACGGCCCGCCCGTCGTGGCCCGGTGCAGCCGCCGCGCAGGCGTCCGCCGTCGCCGTCACCGCCGGCCCGAAAACCATCGTGCAGCGCCGGTTGGCGTAACATTCCCCGATATCCGTCCACAGGGTGTAGCGGTGCCATCCGTCGTAGTCCTGTGCGCCGTCATGGCGCCATGCCCCGTCGTAGCCCACCGG